CTTCGTATTTGCCTGAAGTGTGTCCCAGCGCCCGGAACTGACCCCGCCCACCGCCTCGTAACTCACGCCTGCGCCCTGAAACGAACCCGAACGGGAATCTATCTCATGCACCTTCAGGGCTAGCTTTTTAGGCATGCCCATGCGAATGTTGTCTTGAATGCGGAGCTGAAGCAGCGGCATGCCTACATGCGCATCCCAGCGAGAAGCATCAATGGCATAGACGCGACGCCCCCAAATCAGGAAAACATCGTCGCCACAGTCCACAACGCATCTGTCGCCGGTTTCGCACATGTCGCGAATCTTCTTGCCCACCTGCTTCTTGGTCATCCCATATGCCACCAAGACTCTGACACCAAGCACCTTGGAGTTTTCAGAGCCGTCAAGCACCTCTGACTCGCGCCTGCCCATAGCGGCAGCCCACGGCCCGAAGACGACCTGCAACACATCCTCAGTGGCTTGGATGGTGCGCGGGTCGGAGCAAGCTATCCTGAAACCACCGGACACCTTGCCCGGCTGAACCAAATTAGGCTCATGTTTCAGGAAAGCCTTCAAATGCCTCCACTTGTTCCTGGAACCCAGGATGGTGTCATCAAGTACAGCGTCCCCCAGGACCATGTACCGTTCATGCGCAAGCCTGTAACGCACCTGCTTCCCTGGGGGGAAGTGGCGGACCCAGTCCTCGAAACTATCGGGCTCGACACTGCCCAGTTTCGTTGACAAGGATTCGCCAACTTGCTGATGAACACGAGTGTCCTCACAAAGTATTGTCCACTTACACACCCTGCCATGTAAAGAATGCAGAATGTTGGAAACGCTCTTCGCGAAAGACCTGAAAGGCGCGAACTCCGCCATGACCTGGACCAACTCATTGCCAGGTTTCATGTCTCGCTTGCCGCGACATTTGATTTTCGCATCCTCCTTGAGTGGAAAATCAACGGCCCCAGTCTGAAAAAGACTCAAGAACTGGGAATCCGGAAACATCGCCGGCAAAATCCGGAAGCGCCCGTTCTCTTGCCGCCGCTTGTATGCGTCAAACCCGACGATCACAAGCGCGGCGCTGGCTGACAGCATCT